ATATTTTTATACATGCTAATGGTACAATGTCAGCAGTTGCAAAACCTTGTACAGGATAATTTTTTATTTGTGTACTATATGTAGAACCACCCCAAGATGTTCTCTCAGCATATGGAAAAGCATATTCTCTACCCGTAGGTAATTTAATTTTTTTACATCTTATAGCTTCACTCTGTAGTTTATCATGCCATTCTTTTATATCCCTATATTTTTCTAAAAATTTAGTGTAATATCTTTTTTCATTTTCTGTACCAGACATACCCCCGTATAAAGGTTTAAAGGTATGTGCCTTTGCATCTTGCCTAGATACCCCTATAATATCCGCAGTATATTGGTGCACATCAATATTATTTTTTATATCTTCAATGCCTTGTTTATCTTGCGCAAGATATACGGCAGTTCTAAATTCTAATTGTGCAAAATCTATCTCTAATATTTTACCATTTTCAAATCTAGAGTTTACAACTTTACGAATGGGAAATGTTCTACCCCTTGGTTGATTTTGAAAATTGGGATCTCTACTAGATAATCTACCTGTAGCTGTTACAGCTTGCATAAATTTAGGATGCAAAAAACCTTTTTCATTTGTAAAATTTTTTAATCCTTCTACAAATGTATTCAAGTATGTACCAATAGCGTTATATCTTATAACTGAATCTATAAATTCCTTGAATTCACCTTCAGCTTCACCTGCTATTTTACGTAAAGTAAGTTTGTCTGTTCTAAAACCAAATTCTGCTACATCATAAACACTTCTAGGTCTTTGATTAAATCCTGCAACCTTTGCCATTGGTGCATATATAAAACCAACACCATCACAATCCGCACACTTAGTATAATTTTTATAAGGACTACCATCTTTTTTTATTTTTTGAATCACGCCCTTACGGTTACAGGATCTGCATTGTTCAGCCATAGTTTTACGTATAGCTTCAGTATTATCTGTTATTAAATTTCTAAATTGTAACCTAGAATATTGTGGTCTTTTTTTATTTTTTCTAGTGCTCTTATCTATACCAATATTAAATATCCTAGCCCATTGTTTTTTATCTTTTGGTTTTATAGAATATATTAACCATGATAATTGTTCTGGACTTGATAAATTTATTTTTGTGTCACCCATTTGTGTGTATACAATTTTATGTATTTTTTGTGCTAAATATTCAAACTCTGCTCTATATTCTTTTTCAACTTTAGCAAGTTCTTCTAAATTTATTTTAATTCCATTTCTTTCCATATCAGATAATACAATTAAAAATTCATTCATCATCTTAGCAGTAGTTAAAAGACCCTTATGATTTGGTGATTTAAAATCTTCCATTTGGGCATCAAATAATTTTCTAGTTATTTCTACATCTATTCTACCATACTTCTCAACAACATCTACAGGTATATTTTCAAAAGATATTCCCCTATCCATCCATTCTTTTACAGCATCATCCTTTGATCCTATATCCCTATCACGACAGCACATATCCAATGTTAAACTTTTTCTAACACCTCTGTTTAGTATATACTCTCCCAGCATAGTATCATAAACCCTACCACTATAGGTAAATCCAGATTCCAACAACCACATTAAATCAAATTTTATATTATGTCCTACAAGTAAAGTTGTTTTATCTAATGTATTTTGTATTTTGTGATAGCAACCTTCATCAACTCTTTCACTATGATTTGTAAAATAGTATTCATCATTTATACCCACACTAACTAATATATTATTAGGGTGAAATGGTGATGGATCATACCCACCATTCTCATTTTTTTGCCACGATGTTTCTACGTCTACTGTTGTTATCATACTTCGTACCTGCTTATGTCCCTTCTAATGCTACACACAGGTTCTCCATGATAACCATTTATTTTATTTTTACTTACACATAATGTTCTTATTTTATTCTCTGTATCCGTATTAGAATTTCTACCTATACCAATAATCAAATCAGCTTCAGCAGCTTTTCCTGTTTTAGAATTTTCCATTTGGTTAAACGAAATACTGTTTCTATTGTGTGCATCAGCAGATGCCTGAGATATTGCAATGATAGCACAATCTCTTCTTTTTGCTACCTCTCTCACATTTGTATATATTTGTCTTAACTTTTCATCTGTTCTTGCATAGGTGCCAGTCACATTTATTTTATCTAGTTGATCTATTACTACTATATCTGGTTTATTTTTTTCACAATGAAAATCTATATCATCAATTGACCAATCTACTGTGTCAAACAAAGATATATTATTTTTTATTTTAGCCCACTGTTCAGCCGTTTCCATTTTACTTTGAATAATACCTTCTCTGGTCTTACCTGTATAACAAGATATTGCCCTAAGTTGAGTTCGGGATGCTGGTTCTTCGTTTATAAACGCATGTATTTTTGCACCTTGATCAGCAAATCCATCTGGTCCTGCACATAGACTAACCCAAAAAGCAGTCTTACCTGTCTCAGGTCTAGCAAATACAATCATAAGATTACCGCCACCAATACCTCCTATATTTTCTTTTAATATTGGTATATTAAATTTCCACTGTGTAGTTATATTTACTAAATCTAAAACCTCATCTATATCTTTTGTAACTGCAGGAATTTTATCGTCATCTACACCTGCCTTATGTCTATCTATCATACTAGATATTTCACTAAAATTTGCTTCTTTACCATTAAATATTTCCGTAGCTTCAACTGCTACCCTTTGTGCTAAATCTCTATCATATAGTATACGCATTATATCTTTTGCTATTTCTTTATTTGGTTCTTCAACTTCTTTTATATCAATTACTAACTCATTAAATTTTTCCTTGGCAGCACGAGTTAAAGCAGGATTAAATACACCAGTATGCAAAGTATATAACTCATCAATTTTTAAATCATCTTTGTATCTTGTATGTGCTTTTTGTATTGTATCATACAATGAACTTATATCTCCAGAAAATATTGTTGGGGAGATTGTGCTTTTATATTGTGTATAAAAATTTTTATTAAGCATAAGCCTAATCATTTGTTTTTCAATCATAGTAATTTTTTGTTTCTTAATTTTTCAACAATATTATTCTTATCATCTATTTGCATTGTTAGTTTTTTATTGTCTTCTTTTAATTCTTTGTTCTCTTTTTTTAATTCTATAATTTCTTTTTTAAGTTCTTCAACTTCTAGTATATATTGAATATAATTATCCATAAAATATTTCCTTTATTTCTTTTGTATTAAAATATTTTAAATCATCTTCAATTGGTTTAACTATTACATTTTCAAAACCAGATGATCTTAAATCTTTTGCCAGATCATATGCTTTTGTTGTTGCGTCTCTGTCTAAGCATACATATAAATTTTTATATGGTTTCAAGTGTGACTTCTGTGCTTCTTTTAATTTTGTACCCATGATGGCTATACCAGTCAATACATTAGAAACAGCACAAGCTGATGGGCAATCTTCTACAATAACTGCATCACTACAATCACCACACTTAAAAGGCATATCTTTATTACCATACATAAACCATTTTGGAAAATCATTTTTATTTAATGCCCTGCCTACCGCACCAATTATTTTATTTGAATCTCTATTTTTAACTGCAAACACAACCCTATTTTGTCTTACATCATATCTAAAATCTGCTCTGCCAGAAGACCAAGCCTCCCAACAATTATTATTTGTTAGCCAACGCATTGCTTTTTCATTTGAATATATTGATTGAAAACTATCGGGAACTTTAAATTCTTCATGTGCCTTTGCATCTTCTGTGTTGCTTCTAAATACTTTTTCTACATATCGAATATCTTTTTCACCTGTCTTTTTTCCTTTTGCTTTGCAAGATGTGTGAAAACAATACCAGCTTAAATTATTTTCTGTAGTATCTACTAACAATGTATTTATATTATTACAAAATGGACAATCCATTCTTATTGAAGTATCTTGTGATATAGATAATCCCTGCACTACTACAAGTTGTTGTTTGTAGTTCAAACCCATTCCCCTAATACTAATTTCTTTTCTTTTTCTTCTTGGAATTCCTCATAGGTTAGCATGTACATATTATCAGCATAGAATTTTTCATCTGATTCTACTTTCATTAAGTTCTCGTTTAAATATAATGCTGTTGTGTTTTCTACCTCTTCAAGCGTTGGTTCTTTTTCAAATGGAATCATTCCTACTGCCTCTATTCCCATGCCCACTATACGAATTTTAAATTTTTTCATTATGTCTCTATATCATACTTTTGTTTATTTGTCAAATTATTTTACTTTATTTTATAAAATATTTTCCTTTAATTACATATGGTTTAGTTTTATATGTTCTGTCGATTTCTAATATTCTTAAGTCTAATTTTCTTTT